CATGAAAGCCCGGCTCACTTGGAACAAGCGGGGCATCGTCCTCGAAGGTGAGACATGGAGCGAAACTTTCCCGGTCGAGTCATTGGGAAGCCGCTTGGCGCTCTACCGTAGCCTTGCCGAGCGCCGCAACGGGAAATGGCGCCGCCATTACACGGCCACCGTGAACGCCCTCGAAGAGGTCCAGAAACAGATCGAAACCGAGCAGAAGGAGGGCGAGCCATGAACCCCGTCCTGTCGCATATCCTCGCCGCTGCGCTTGGCGCCGGCTGCCTGCTACCCGTCCTACTGCGGGCCAGCCGGGGCCAGCCGGAGACCCCTGCCAGACGGCTTTCCCGCGCGCGCCAGCACCTGCACGCCATCGGCATGACCACCAGCATCCGCGAGGCGCAGAAACTCTCACGCAAGGTCTTGGCTATTCTGGATGGAGCGGGGTGACATGAGCCACGTCGCAACATCCTGGCTGGCCGCGCTCGATCCGTCGCTGATTTCGGCGAGCGAGTTCCGCGTTCTGTTCCACCTGTGCGACTGCCACAACCCGTCAAAGGGGTGCTTCCCATCGCAGGAATACCTGCGCGCCCATGCCGCCGTATCGAACGGGACGGTCAACAACGCGCTCAAGAGCCTCGAAGAAAAGGGCTTTCTGAAACGGCAAAAACGCTTCGATCATCAAAGCAAACGGCAGCTTTCCACCCACTACATCTTGGGCTTCGAAATCGAGACCGCACAAGAGCCGACTCCAAAAATTGGAGACGGAGCCGACTCCAAAAAATGGCCGATCCCGTCTCCAAAAAATGGCCGATCCCGTCTCCAGCAGATTGGAGACGAACCTGTAAAGGAACCCGTAAAGAAAAACGCGCGCGCGAATGCGACCCCGAAAGGGGCGCCATCCAAGCAAGCTGTGTATTGGGCCGAGAAGATTAACGATCCGAATGTTCCCGTGGTGTCGAATGCGGTCGTCGGCCCGCGCCTCGCCGCCGAAATGCTCCACTTCGAATTGGTCGATGAAAAGACGCTGAGGGAACGCGGACTGGTCTATTGACCGGTCTTCCACGCCTGGCCTTTGCCGACAGCCGCCTCATGCAGCGTGAACCAGATCGGCCAGTCGAGATCCACGTCACCCCGCGCAAACCGGCGACCCCGCTGCCAGGAGATCCCAATGCGGGACCACGCCTCGTTCCGGCCAACCCCGCCGAGGCGCTGGCAGAGCGCTTCCAGCAGGACCGACACTGCATAGGCATCCGGCGGCATGTCCTCGATCCGCAAGCCATCTACATGGGCCAGCAAACTGTCGATCACATGGGCCTGTGGCAGCCGAGCGTCATGCTCACCACGAGACAAAGCGAGGCGCAGTTGCTCGATCTCCCGGCCCGCGTTCGTGTGCTGCCGCGTCCGAAGGCAGATCATCCCCCGGCCAAGCCAAAGCCGAACATCCCGCGTCAGTGTCGGTGGGCGATGTCGTATCGTTGACGTGTTCATGTCTGTCCCTCTGGCCCATAGGAAAGGGGCGGTCACGCCGCCCCTCTGCCAATGCGTCAGAAATCGAAGCGATGCCCTTCCACGTCCTGCCGGGACAGTGTTTCCCCTAGGTCACCGCCCAGCTCGCTGCCCAAGACCATGCCTTTCAGAGCCGCATCAACGTCAGCGCGTGTTTCGGCGTCGAAGGACTTGGATTGCGCATCGCAGGCAAGCGTCTGGCCGATGATTTCCCATGCCCAACGAGGTGCCGCGCGGCTGACCAGCTCGTCATGGAATTGATGGTCCGAAGATACGACCGCGACGGTTTCCGTGGATGTCACCGCCGAAAGCGTGGAAACCTCCTGCTCGGCTGTATGCGCACCCCGGCAGCACCGGAACTGGAATGCGATAACCGCCGCGGCCGCGCTGGGCTTCAATTGCTCGTGATACATGACCATCGCCATGTCCAAGCTATAGCCGTTGCGCTGCTGGTCCCCATCAAGCGAGAAATCTGTTGCTCCGATGCGCTGGGCCACAATGCCTTCGACGCGGCAAGCCCAACGCTCGAACGAGGTTTCGCGCGCGCTCGCGGTTTCCATTCCCTGTGTGATCGGGTCGGTCATACTGCCACCTTCCCGTCGAGATCTGCCAAGATTTCGACCGCGCGATCCGCGAAGAGACGCTGATGAGACAGGGTCGCCATGGCCCGGCGCAGCTCGTCGATGGATTCGCCAAAGAAGGCCGCGTGCATGTCATGTGACACAGCCTCGTCCAGCGTGTCGAACTCTGTGTCGTAGCGCTGGGACAGTTCCCAGCGCGCGGTGTCATGGTCAGCCGCAACATAGGCGACCGGAGGCATCCGGTGCGGCACGCGCAAAATGTAGATCACGTCAGTCTCTCCTTCTGAATCTCGAAATCGTCTGCGCTGATTTCGCGCAGCATCCGGTTCCATTGGCCAACGGCAATGTCGGCATTGAGGGCGGAGCGGAACCGGCGAGCGTCGCCCGGTTCGGCTGTCAGAAGCTCGCCCGTGTGAGCCCCGGCGACGTAGCGAACGCCGAGGCCCAAAAAGTCGATCCGAACCACATGCGCCATCACTCGCCGCGCTCCGCCTTGTGAGTCTCCGTGAAGGTGACGTGGCCCGAAAGCCACGACATCATTTGCGGTTCATCGAGGGGCGTGTAGGGGCAGGACGCCGCGTCCTCGCCGCGCTCCGCTGCGTCCCAGCCCTCGTGCCACTGCTTCGGATGGTCGAAAACGGCGTCGATAACCATCCGCTGCAAGGCGTTCATGTCCCGTCCCGTCTGATGCAGGTCGATGCTCATGCGAAGACCTCCAGCGGCAGGACCACTGGCATGGCCTTGGCCTCATAGTCGAGGCCGACCGTGAACAGGTGAACCTCGTCGCCATCGTCCTGGGCCCGCTTGAAATCCAGCCAGTCACGGTTGGTTGCCGAGAATCCCAGCGCATTGCGCACAGGGTCGAGCCAGGACCGGTCGGAACACGCTCCGCGCGGGAAAACCTGGCAGCCGCCGTCATCGTCACGGACGTAGACTACCGTTGCGCCCAGGTCATGCCCGGTGCCCAACGCGAAGTCTGCCGCGCGGTCGAGAAGTGATATGTCACACATCCATCTGTCTCCTTTGTGGGTTAATCCCCACTTTTTGGTATTCAAATTGAAAGCCAAAGGCAAGGGAAATACCTGCTTTTGCAGGGCTATCGTGAATATAATGTGCGCAGATTGACAGGCGGTTGGCCGTGGGTCATCTTTTGTGCGGGTAAAAACCCACCATAAGAGCAGGCAATGTCAGGCAAAAAATCGGCACAATCGAAAGCGCGTGCAAAGCGCAAGCCTCGGAAGGCAGTGCCGCCCGAGGAAAAGCCTTTGACGGCACAGCAGACCCGGTTCGCGGATCTCTACATCCAGACCCTCGACCACAAACACGCCGCGAAGGAGGCCGGATACAAAGACTGGCAGCGTGCGGGATACAAGCTGAAGGACCAGCCGCACATCAACGCCTACATCATGCGCGGGCTGGCGGCGGCGCAGAAGCGCACCCAGATCGACAAGGACTATGTGGTGGCCTCAGCCGTAGAGGTCGTGGAGCGCTGCAAGCAGGCCCGCCCGGTGTTGAACCGCGACGGCACGCCCGTCATGGTCGAGACAGCAAATGGCACGGAGCTGGTGCCCGCCTATACCTTCGATGCTGGAAACGCGCTGCGCGGGCTGGCGTTCCTGACCAAGCTCCTGGGCATCGCAGACGAGGACGAGGAAGCGGAAAAGGTCAAATCCCTCACCGGCTTCCAGCAGATGATGACCGAGGTCATGAACCGTGAGACATCTGTCCCGGTCGTGATGGACCCGCGGCCATTCACCGAGTTCGAGAAGGAACAGCGTGCGCGGCGTGACGCGACAGACGCGGAGGTCATAGATGACCAGTCCGCAGCCTGACCTGCCCGATCTCCCGGTCGATTTCGATTTCACCGACCTGCCGCACAATCTGGACCCGGTGGGGCCGGATTTTGTGCCGGAGACACCGCAGGACATGGTGCGCGCGCTGGCCTCCTGGCGCTGGCGAATTTTCTCGGGTCGCCTCTACAAGATCATGACCAAGCAGGACGACGACGACGAGGCCGAGGTCGTGCCGTTCGTCCCGAACATGATCCAGACCCACTTCGTCCACTCGCTGCACCACCGCAATGTGATCCTGAAAGCGCGGCAGCTCGGGTTCACCACCCTCATCTGCATCCTGTGGCTGGATCATGCCCTGTTCAACCGAGACCAACGGTGCGGCATCGTCGCTCACAACCTCGAAGATGCGGAAGCATTCTTCCGAGACAAGATCCTCTTCGCCTACCTCAACCTGCCCGACGCGCTGCGAAATCTCGCTCCCTTGAAGAAGCATAACACCAAGGAAATCCTGTTCGCCCACAACAACAGCGGCGTCCGCGTTTCAACCTCGATGCGATCGGGCACGATCCACCGGCTGCACGTCTCGGAAATGGGCAAGATGGCCGCGCGGCACCCGGAAAAGGCCAAGGAAGTCGTGACGGGCTCGCTGCCGGCCGTGCCGCAGACCGGCGTGGCGATCATCGAATCCACCGCAGAAGGCCGCGACGGCGAGTTCTACACCATCGCCCGGCGCGCGCAGGACCGGGCCGAAGACCCGGCGCCACTGAACCCCAAGGAATTTCGCTTCCATTTCTACCCGTGGTGGACCGAGCGCAAATACCGGATCAACCCGAACCTCGTCCGCGTGTCCGACGAGGACCACGAGTATTTCGACCGCATCGAGATCGAAATGGACTGCCTGCTCACGCCGGGCCAGCGGGCCTGGTATGTCGCAACGCGCGACCACGAGTTCGGCGGCGATCAGGAGAAGATGTGGCAGGAGCATCCCTCGACGCCCGAGGAATGCTGGCAGAAATCGAGCAAGGGGCACTACTACAACCGCCAGCTCGCCGCCGTCCGCCGCCAGAACCGCATCCGCCTTTTCGAGCCGGACCCATACCTGCCCGCCTACACGTTCTGGGACATCGGCAACCGCGATGGTGCTGGGGTGTGGGTGATGCAGGTCGTGGGCGAGGAACACCGGTTCCTGCGCTACATCCAAGGCTGGAACGAAGGATTCGCTTTCTACACCCAGCAACTCATCGACATGCGCCTGCTTTGGGCGCAGCACTATCTGCCCCACGACGCGAGGCAGCAGAGACAGACCCAAGAAGGCGTGATCTGCGCCCACGAAATCCTCGAATCTATGCTGCCGGAATGGGTTTGGGTTGTCCTGGGCCAGATCGACCACTTGCAGAGCGGCATCGAGGTCACGCGGAAGCACTTTCCGCGAGCCGTCTTCCACGCCGAGGGCTGCAAGGAGGGGCTGGACCACCTGGGCAACTATCAACAGCGCTGGAACCCCGCCGTCGGGGCCTGGGCCAACGAACCCCTCAAGAACGAAGCCACCGAGGCAGCCGACAGCTTCCGGCAATGGGCGCAGGCCGTCGAGGCCGGTGCGTTCCAGATCCGCGCCTCCCGTCCCCGACACAGAACGAAGGCCACCGTGCTATGAAACCCAATCTCCAACACCAGCACTACGAAACCGAGCTGGCCGGCGCGGAAGACACGTCGGTCGAGATCGACTGGAACTATATCGCCGAGCGCCGCACCCAGGGCGACATCACGATCATGCTGACGTGGAATTGGGCCAACAAGGACGACCCGGAACCCACACTTGTCCTGGCCCCGACCTACATGCCGCCGAACCCCGAGGACATCAACGTCTGCACCATCGAACTCAACGACGCATGGAGGTGGAGCCGCACCCATAACGACGACGAACAGGTCGTGGACATCCCCGGCTCCACCATGCGCCTGACGGGCGACCAGTGGCAAAGCGAAATGGCGCAGTATTTCGCCATGTGCCTCGGGTTCAATCCCAACAACCCGCGCACCCTGAACCGAATCCGCGGCATCATCGAAGACTACCTGCAAGACCTCGCGAACCTGCCCCCCGCACCCGTGCGCGAAGATGCGCACACCATCCATGCCGAGACCACCGACATCAACACCGGAAAGGTCACGGAACACACCATCAAGACCGTCTAGGGGCAGCCAGCCATGTTCAACAAGGATGACGAATACGCCGACATCGGGCCAGAGCATCGCCCGTTCGCTGGCGAGCCTGATGCGCTCGCGTCGCTGCGCGACACCACCGCTGTGGTGGAGCCCGCCACGCGAAAGACAGACACGCTCGGAACCGACGACGATGCCGCTCACCTGATGCTGCGGGCCTACTACCAGCACGAGCTGGACGTGCAGGCGGAAATGCGCCGCCAGATGGCAATGGACGAAGCCTACTATGACGGCGACCAGATCCCGCCCGAAGATCGCGCCCTGTTGGAGGCCCGCGGGCAGGTGCCCCTCGTCTACAACCTCGTGGCCCCCGCCGTGAACTGGCTCCTGGGCACCCAGCGCCGCCACCGGACCATGCCGAAAATCCTCGCGCGGACCAAGCGCGGCACCCGCGCCGCCGAGCGCAAGACCCGCCTCATGAAATACGTCGAAGACGCCAGTGCCGGAGAAATGGCGCAGAGCCGCGCGTTCGCCGACGCCGTGAAGGTCGGGATCGGCTGGCTGGAAACCGGGGTGCAGGACGAAACCGAGGGGGAACCCGTCTACAGCCGTCACGAACCGTGGCGCAACATCATCTGGGACACCCGCGCCACCGAGCAAGACCTGTCCGATGCGCGCTACATCTTCCGCACGCGCTGGGTCGACATGGACATCGCCGTCGACCTGTTTCCGCAGCACCGACCGACACTCCGCACCGCGTCGATCCGATCCGGCGATTTCGTCGGCGGCGAGTCCGACTACGGCGATGAATGGATGGATAGCCTCGAAGAGCAGCAAATCCTGGTCGGCGGCGAGCGTAACACCGCAGGCGGAAACCGCGACCGCGTGCGTCTGATCGAAGCCTGGTATCGCAAGCCGATGGAGTCGGAATACCTGCGCGGCGGTGAGTTCAATGGCGAGGTCTACGATCCGTTCCACCCCGGCCACGACATCCAGTTCCGCGAGGGCGACGCCACCATCGCGAAGCGCACAAAGATGCGGGTCTGCGTCGCGGTGTTCTGCGAGGCCGGGCTGCTCTACCACTCCGAAAGCCCCTACGCCCACAATCACTTCCCGTTCACGCCGATCTGGGGCAACCGCAAGGGATCGAACGGCGAGCCCTATGGTTTGATCCGGGGCATGCGCGACATCCAACTTGATGTGAACCGTCGCGCCGCCAAGGCGCTGCACGTCCTGTCGACCAACAAGACCATCATGGACGAGGGCGCGCTGGGCAACAACATGACCCTCGAAGAGTATGCCGCCGAGATCGCCCGCCCCGATGCCGTGATCGTCAAGAAGCAGGGGAAGACGATCGACACCAATGTGGATCGCGAGTTGGGCGCCGTGCACCTGGAACTGTTCTCTCGAAACGCGGACATGATCCAGCAGCTGTCGGGCATCACCGACGAAAGCATGGGCCGCACCACCAACGCCACGTCCGGGCGCGCAATCATCGCCCGCCAGAACCAGGGCACGATGGTGACAGCCCACTACCCCGACAATCTGCGATACGCACTGCAGGTTCACGGCCAGAAGGAGCTGACACTCATCGAGCAGTTCTTCACCGAGGAAAAGAGCTTCCGCATCACCAACATGCGCGGCACGCCCGACTATGTGTCCGTCAACGACGGATCGGAAGAAGGCGCTATCAACCACACCAAAGCGGATTTCATCATCAGCGAGGACGATTGGAAGGCCACCGTCCGTCAGGCCAATGTCGAAGAGCTTTTCGAGCTGCTCCAGCAACTCGCCCCAACCAGCCCGCAGATGGTGTTTGCCGTGCTGGATCTCGTAATCGAGGCCATGGACATTCCGAGCAAGGACGAGATCGTCAGCCGCATTCGCCAGATCACGGGCTACGAAGACCCGGATGCCGACCCCGACGCCGCCGATCCCGAAACCATGGCCCGTCGCGAAGCCAAGGCCATGGAAGCAGAAATGCAGCGGCGCGCCGCCGATGCCGAGATCCGCGAGAAGGAGGCCACGGCCGACGAAAAAGCGGCCAAGGCGTTCAAGGCGAAGCAGGACGGTCTGGCAGCCGCGCTCGGAATCGGCACCGACAAGTTGCACCAGATCAAACTGGCCATGGAAACCGCCCTGGCCCTGTTCGATGGGCGCCCGGTGGCCCCAGCCGCCGATGCGCTCGCGACCCGCGCGGAGCAAACCACGGAGGCGGCAATCGCCGCCGCCGCTCAACCCGAAGCGCAGGCGCTCCCTGCACCGCCCCCGCAACAGCCCTGATTGGAGGAACCCCCTATGGCTGACAATGCAACAAGCCGCCCCGGCGCCGATGTGGCCATGGCGCTCACCCCCGCCGTCACCGATGACGACGAGTTCGCCCCCACCGACGACGACATGGAAAACCTGACCGAGGTCGAGCAGGCTGGTCTGCGCGAGTTCATGAAGGGCGACGAGCCCGAGGACGAGCCGCCCGCCGAGGACGACGCCGCGCAGCAGGCCGAGCAGGAGGCCCAGAAGCAGGCCGAACAGCAGCGCCAGCCGGAGCCGGAGCCCATCCAGATCGACCTGACCGAGAAAATCCAGGCCAAGGACGTAGAGCTGACCGAATTGCGCGGGAAGTCTCAGCAATTGCTCGACCAGTGGAATGACGGCGAGTTGTCGGAGGACGATTTCAACCGGCAAATGACCGATCTCGACCAGCAGAAGATCGCGCTGGCGTCCGAGTTGGGCGGCTTGCGGGGAATGCAGACCTCGCTGACTGAAGCCACCGCCGCGCAGCAGCGCCAGCAGCAGCAGGCCGAGCAACAGGCATGGGCCGACGCCTGCAATGCGTTCCAGAAGCAGAACCCCGACCTCTGGTCCCAAGAGCATGTCGGAAACTTCAACAACACGCTCAAGCGCGTGACGCAAGACCCGCGTGTCCGTGCGCTCTCGGACCAGGAGCAGTTGCAATACGCCGCCGAACTCTACGCCGACGAGCAGCGCCGCTTTGGCGGTCCCTTGCCCAACCTGGCCACGCCGGGCAACGCCAACCCGGAACCGCCGCAGAACCAGGCGGAACAGCCTGCGCAGAAGCGTCGTGAGCCGCCGATGACCCTGGCCCATGTCCCGAACAGTGCGTCCGACCCCAACCAGAGCGAGGCCGCAACTCTCGCCGCACAGATCGTTCGCGCGCCCGACCCCGACACGCGGGAACGGCTGGTCGCTCGGATTCCTGAGGACCAGTTCGAGACCGTCATGTCCTTGATGCCCGACTGATCCGCATCGCAGCAGGCAGAAACCGGCGCCGGGGCAGAGGCAGACCCCGGCGCCCCCTTGAAGGAGACAGCCATGTCCGCTGGCGCCCCAATCGACGACTCCCAGCCCTCATCGCTCATCGTCTGCGCCTTGGAGGGCGATGTCATGATGATCGGCGACGTGTGCGTGACTATCGAACACCGCACCAAGAACCGTCTGTCCCTGCGGATCACCGCGCCTCTCGAAAAGCCCATCGTTCTCGTGCGGGACGGCAAGGTCAAAATCGGCGACCACCACAAACTTCCAGCCATCGCCCGCGGGAAAAACCCCGCGATTTCCCAATAAATAATGGACAAAAACCCATCTTTCGCGCGTGTGAGCGCAGCTATTGCGGCCTGCGCTGGCCTCTGTTAACCTACGCACCATAACAGGAGTGCATGACGCCTCGCCCATCGAACCCCCGTTCACGAGGCTAGTCATGGCAACCACCACCATCCCCTGGGGCGACCCGAAGGCCGTCCAAATCTGGGCCCCCAAAACCCACAGCGACGTGATCCGCTCCGCCTATTTCCAGCGGAAATTCGTCGGCAAGGGCCAGAACAACATCATCGAAGAGCGCACGGAGCTGGAAGCCGATTCCGGTGATACGATCTACTTCGACCTCAGCGTCCGCCTGCGCGGCGAACCGACGTTCGGCGACGACGTGCTGGAGGGCAAGGAAGAGCAACTGCGCTTCTACACCGACAAGGTGAGCATCGACCAGGTGCGCCACGCTGCATCGGCCGGTGGCCGCATGACCCGGAAGCGCACCATCCACGACCTGCGCCAGACGGCCTCGCGGAACCTGCGCGACTACTGGAAGTGCTGGTGGGACGAAACCTTCTTCATCTACCTGTCCGGTGCGCGTGGGGTCAATGAGGGCTTCATCATGGGCACGGGGTTCACCGGCTTTGCCGAAAACGCCCTGACCGCCCCCGACAGCGCCCACATCATCTACGGC